AAACAATCACCTCACCTATCGCCCCTACAACGTTGCTAGAGCCACCTGTAATACTTCCCTGAAGGATACCCATCCTAGAAGCCTTTTCCCTCGCACGGATCATGTGATCGTCACTAATCGGTATCTCAATAATCATGTAGCACTTAAGTCCACAACTTCGCAGGCATCTGCAGTACACGCAAGTTCTCGAGATCCACTTGTATTATCCTCTTTTTCATACAATGAAAACTTATCCCAGTCTAAACTAGATGGAACAAATTCTTTCCACTCATTGTATTCATCAACATCTATATCTTGATATGGTGCTTGTTTGTATGTATGATCACTAAAGGGTAGAAAGGAAACCCCTGAAGATATATCAAAATTTTCGTACATCCAAGCACCCACTTCCATCCATTCTTCTTCCTTTACGGTAATTGTAACGGATGGCTTGTGTTCACACCACATATCTGCGTAAAGTTTCCACAACTCAAGTTGTTCTATTGCACCCATCTCTGTACGGGTAATAGCACCACTTGGAGATTTCATTGGAAACGAAAACACAGTTACACTATCTGGTTTTGTTACGTCTGGTTCATTAAACACATTTTCTTCTTTCATAAACTTTGTTAAAGGGTCTTTATTATCCCCCCTAACTGTTCGTACATAAAAATCATTATGCCTTGCATGTATACCAGAAGACGCATCAACGAGTTGTGATACTGTCCCACTAGGTTTAACACACGTAATAGCAGTTGACTGAGGTATACCTATAGCTTTGGCATAATTTTTATTTGTATCTACTGCAACTTGTTTCATTTCTTGTAACCAAATCTTTGAATCAACCGTTCTAGATAGAATACCATGATCCATAATCCCCGTCAAGGAAACTCCAAGTAATCTTTCTTCTTCTGTATTTTTCTGCCAAATCTTTCGTATGTACTTAAGGTCAGTTAAAGTTGATTGAAATGTTCCTAGTATTGTTGCAATACGTACTTTGCTACGTAAATTTTGTAAGTCATCTGTCTGTCTTACCACAACTTCAGACAAATTACAAAACTGATAAGGTCTAAGTATAATCTCCGAGCAAGGGTTCGTACCCCACATATGCCCCGTCTCTCTTCTACCATTCTTTGCAACTTGTTTGTCTGCGGCCTGACGATTAAACATGCCACGTTCTCCAGACTTTGACTCGTACAAAGCCAACCATTCCCTCATGTATGTATCCATCTCTGGCTTGCCCTTGTAAGCAATAGAGTTGTTTGCTAATGCACGTTGACCATTTGCGTTCCACCACTCTCCTGCTTTAGCGTGTCTCATTTGATCATCTCCTAAGTTAGACAGACTGATTAGTGCTGAACGTCTTACACCCCCAACAACAACCACCTCTCCAACTTTGCACATAATATCGTGACACTCTACTGGAAATAGCTTACGACCTTTTGCACCTTCAAACTTACGAACAGTAAACTCAAACAAGTTAACCAACGGGTCTGCTCCCGATGCTCTGCCCCCCATAATTTTAAGTCTTGCACCCGCAGGTCTTATCTTTGACACATCCCAAGAAGGAATCATACCAGAATAAAGTAGTGCAACCAACTCTCTGTACGCTTTTGCCCAACCCATCTTACTATCATCAACAACAAGAACTACATCAGACTTCTGCATACTTTCACTAATCACGGGTAACTTATCTACATTCTCTCGTTCTACAGAAAATCCTACTCCCGTTCCACACATAAGAATATACATTGCTTCATCAAACGAACGTGGACTATCTACAGGAAGATAGCTACAATTATAGCCACACACATTATCCCGTTCCAATGCTTCACCTGCCGTCATCATAGCTCTCATAGATGGCATCACCGACAAATTAGTTATATACTCTGTAATCATTTTTTTATCAACTGTAGATACACTGTACCCGTGTTTTTCTTCCAAAGACTTTTCCATAAATGAAACGTATCGTGCTACTGTTTCGTGCCAGTTTTCTCTGCGACCTTCTTCATCAAGCCATCTTGCATAGCGTGACTTATGTATAAATTGTTGGTACGATGTTGGTAAGCTATTTGATATTGACATGATCGTTTTCCTCTCTCTCGTCAGTTATATTTATTAGTTTATCTAAGTACCATTGTGCTTTCTTTAAATCTTCTGCCCCGTTCTTGTATCTGTATCTCCACAAGTATTTTAATATATTCCCCTGCAAGTAATACTCGAACCCATCATCTGTGGCCGCCTGAATAGCGTCAATGGTTTCAATTCCATTTTTATTATAGTGTGGTGGGTGGTTAACCATATCCTCGTATTTACCTACATCTTCCATGTCTTTGTGAAAAGTCCCACTTCCTACTTCTTTATATTTTTCTTTTATCATCTGTCTGTACTTCATATCAACGTTCACTCCCAAAGTCAACTTCAATTATATTATCTTTATACTTTGTTTGTTCTTTAGTTTCTTCAATTACTTCATCAAACAATCTTCCCGTTGTATATCTAAATGCAAGTTCAGACATTCCAAAGTTATATAAATCTTCCCCTTTTGTTTGCAACAATCCAATTAAACCCTCGTGCATAACAGACGCAACTGAATGGTCTTTTTCATTTTTATATTCTCTACTTGTTGTATCGTACGCCATCATTTCAAACTTTTCATTTCCCATGTCTGTAAGGATAAGATAGTAGTGACCTTTCTTCAAGTCAAAATCTTTCATACGTTTCTTTACTTCTTTTTCATCCATTTTTAAACCACTCCGTAGGTATTGTTTTTTCTGCCCACACAAAATCATATCTGTTACACCAGTCAGCGTAAGTTGTTCGGCTTCCTTTGTATATTCTGTTACGGGCGTTCATAAACACAAACCGAATATCTAAATCTTTGTGTTGTTCTTTTACAAGAACCATCTTTACTCTGTCTGCTTTATCAAGGTGTCCTTTTGCTTCAATAAATATATTTGTATTGGGTAAATAAAAATCAGGAGTGTACGTTCTTATTTTTGGAACGTAAAGAAACTTCTTTGATTCGTATTCAAACTTTACTTTGTGGTTAGCTAACACTTTTGCTAACTCTAATTCAAATTTTGACCTAAATTTTAATCTTTTCATTTCGTTGATTTTATTTTTAAGTTTAACGATGCCATTCGTGTGCGAACGTATCCTGCCATCTTGGGAGATTGTTTTTCTATTGTAGTAAATTCTTTTGTTAAGGGG